CGCGTGTTTTTTTTTTTTTTTAAATCGACTAAGATCAATCAATTGAATTGAATGAAATAAAGCAAAAGGAAGAGAAATCACATGTTGTTTGTCCTGATCGTCTGAAGAGTAAAAAGCTCTCTAAAGACATCGAAATTTTTGGCGCAGCTATTCAAACCACGAATCATTGGCATAATCGTTGACTTCACTCTGTATTCAGCCTGGACAAGGTGATCGAGAGCTATTGATGCAGCATCTATAGCATAGTTTTTAATTGAATCAGCGAGCGACGTATGAGCCTCGCGCAAATGCTCCTCAGTGCCAAACTTACTAACGCCAAGGCGTTCGGCAACTTTTACGGGGTTCCGCATGTAGTAAACCGTCTTCGCTGTTTTAACGACGAATCGCGAACAAAATTCACCGTACGGCGTTTGATGAAGTTTGGCCGACAAATTGAAAACTGTCGCCATGATGTGTTCGACATCAGGTTCATCGATCTTGCTTCTAGTCACAACAAGCGAATCGTCACCCAAGAAAATTGCGTAAATGAAAGAACGAATCTTATACGCGTAAGCCATTGACGCCATATTAATGATCGTGTTATAAAACGACGTTGAAGCATCGCCTGAATGACGTTGATAAGCGAAAGTAAAATTGATCCCAGTCTGTGACGAAGCCTGTGTTATAACATGGCCGGCTTGCCACAACTTAAGATCAGCCCAAGTCATACCCAATTTTCTACCAACGTTCCACTCCAACTCGATTGTCGTACGGTACTGCGTTTTATCGTATTTTTTGAAATCATTACGGATGTAATTGTAGGTGCGATTAACATCATCGTACGTGCGCAGGAAGTTTTCAACCTGTTCTTCTGATTTTCCAATGTTAAGCATGACATTCGGTTTCAACAGATACTCGAAACGTTCACGCTGAACACGAATCAAAGGTGACTCCACAGCATTTCTGGCCGTTTCAGGATAAATAACGACTTGCAACGCCGCGTAAGGATCATTGTTGGAAAGCTCAGGTTTTACTTCTGCTCTGTTCATTAGCTTGTATTTAGACATAACCTGTTGAGCGATATTAAAGTCGCTCTTCCGAATTGCTCGCAGTTTGGCCGGCTCAGCATCGTTCATCCATTCTGCAACATTATCTGCATTTAGAACTATTGGATTGGCCGCGTAATAACGAAGTAACGCAGGCGCCCAAGGAGCGAAATATGCATCCGACATTGCTTCCCAAACCTCCTCGAAAAGAAGTGCGGAATTTGTAGGACCTTGATTCATGACAACGTCTGCATTGCGTTTGGCGATTGCCAGCAAACTCTCACGAGTGGTAGCTGGACGGGGCTCGCCCTGCCCGGTTTTAAGACGCGATTGAAATATGTCTTTTCCCCGAAGTGTCCCGAATTTATCAAGTTTGACGGACGCGTGAACAACATCCATGTCCAACTTCAAATCTGTGTAGTTAACAATGACAGGATCGTTATGACGATCGACAGAAGACTTGGTTGGAAAAACAACATCATAAGCCTGTTGAATATCATACAAGGGATCCACAGAATCGGGTGTAAGTGCGGTGTCGACGTCATCGAGACCACCGGTGAATTCGCTAAATGGAACGAGAGGCTTGACAGAAAAATCAGGAATAACACCATTGTTATCGTCGCAAATGCGCGTTCGAAGATCGCGAGCCGCGTCGGTAAAAAGTTTTGAACGTTTGCACTCCGGCTCGATCAACACGAAACGTGCTCCTGAAATATTTTTTCCACCAACCATCAAACCGCTGACTAGCGTACGAAGATCGTTAGATTCTCTACCGCGTCGCGTCTCAACGACAACGTGAGGACGATTAAAAACGATCTCAGAAATGTGAACAAAATTGAAACCAGGCCACGAAAGGGCCGCGAATTTGCGTGCTACGACCGACGAATCGAAAGCCACCTGATCAACTCTCTCTGGCAATTCCGAAATGAAACGTAAAAGACTCTTCTGCAGTCTTGTCTTAGGTTTCGGCAAAAAGGGCAACTCCGTAGATTCACCAAAAGACGAATCCAAGTCGGAGAATTCCTCGTCCGAAACGGAAGAAAAAGATTCGCCCGGATCACTTCCCGAACTCACAGAAGGAGTTGGTACAATGGTATCGGAAGACACATCGCTATGTGCCTCGACGGGAGAAATAACACCAGAATGAAAAACCAAACCACTAAAAAGTGATTTATCGATGTGAGGTAAACGAGCAGCGATACGGCTAGCAAGATATGGCAACGATGTATTAGCCCTGTAAATCGCTTTGCCGGGGAATAAAGGCGAAAAACTATGAACGACACCTGACGAATCGAAAGTCAAATCAGAAGTAGCTAAATTAACGAAATCGGAAAGATAAATGAAACCCGAAGAAACTCTGGCTGATGGCAACATCGGCGCAGCGGCAAGCGTATTATCGTACAACTCACCACGGATGGCCGAAGTTAATTTACCCACGGTATTGTCGGCTATAAATCTGCCCACCTTACAGACAACGCGAGGAAAAAGTTGACGAAAACTACCGTCGTGAATGGCAAC